AAAGGTGATTTGTTAAATTATTTGAAAGAAGCTTCAGCCCCTGCTGTCGCGCCATCAAAACCAAAAACAAAGCCGGACGTTAAACCATCAACGAGACCAGGGCATCCGGGAAAAAAACCGTTTGAAGGTCCGAACCCAGCACCAAAAGCTAAAAAGAAAGAAACTAAGGAAGCATCTGCTCCGGCAATAGCACCCTCAAAACCCACAACAAAACCAGATATTAAACCATCAACAAGACCTGGACACCCAGGAAAAAAACCTTTTGAAGGTCCGAACCCAGCACCAAAAGCTGTTTCGCCAGAACAAGCGAAGGAAAAAATCATGGATGTAATTTTCGGTCAAATATTAAAATAAAATCAAGATGGCAAAAAAAATTAAAGAACAAATAGAATATGGTAATCGTCCTGAAAGGATGGACCCAGAGTTAGAAAGAAAGTTGGCAAAGGATGATTCATTATATGGACAAAATCCGGCGATGAGAAGAGGGGCTGCTGACGTTCAAAGATTGGTAAGCAGTAGGTTCCAAAAAGTTGCTGAAAAATTAAGTCGTGTTACAGGAATTGAAAACTTGAGCTCACAACAAGTTCAAGCCATGATTTATTCCGAAATGATGCAGAAGCTTCCACGCATTATGTCTATTGAAAGTAGACATAAAGAAGAACTTGAAGAGTTGGCAAAAAGCGCTGCCCTTGAAGAAATGGAAGTTCCAGAAGATTGGTTTGCGATTGAAGCCCAACTTAATCGTGGTGGTATTGATACATCTAATTTTAGAAAGGAAGCAGATAAAGAAGAAAAAAAAGAAAAAAATCAATTAGCATTTCAATCTTTTGATGTTGAGGATTTAACTGATGAGGAAGAATTTGAATTAGAAAAACATAAAAGAAATCTTATAAATGCGATAGTTCAGGGTAGTGCAAAGAAAGGACACTATATGTTCCAAAAACCTGAAATAAAAAGCAAGTTAGACGAAATTGATCCATTTTTATATGATGCGTATCTTGGTATAATGGCAATTAACGATTATCTGTATTTCAGTATGGAACAGATGATTGAGATGATGAGTAAAACTGGTAATGGTGTTGCCGGAAAAGTTCAGTTAGAAGATAATGACGATGATGAAGGAGGTGAAGAGGGTGAAGAAAAACCAGATACAAAAATAGTTGCCCAGGGTTTAATATTTCCAATTTTGTGTCATGAAATACTTAAAGGGATTGAAGAAGCAAAAGGTAGATATGGATTACCACAATCTGCTGAAATGAGACAGAGAGTTATGGGACAGACGGATACTTTATCCAACGAACCTATGCAACTTCGTATCGGTCCAGAAATAGTTGAGAAAATTAGAAATACATTACCAGATGAAATGTTTGAACCCCAAAATAAAGGGTTAATTAACTGGTTCCATATTCAACTTTATCAATTACCAGCAACAGAATTTCTCAAAGTAATTGGAGATGTGGTTTCAACTGACGGTAGCAAAAATCAAAATGCTGCGGATAGGTTTAGAGAAATTATGAAAGAAGCCCAGCAGCTCAAACAGGAATACGAAGAATATCAAGAAGAACAAGGTGAAGACCCAGACGATGATGACAATTTGGATGACTTTTTGAATGATCTGGGCATAATGAGTCCAAATTAAAATGAGTGAATTCAAAAGAACAACTTATTATAGAACTAACGAAGTGCGTAAAGAATACTCCTTACGCACTTCGCACATATTTACAAACCTACGATAATACAGTATCAAAATATGTTCCATTAGATTTATTTCCCGACCAAGTTTCGTTGGTGGAAGATTATGAAGCATATAATGAAAACATCGCCCTCAAATATAGACAAGCGGGAGTATCAACAGTAACCGCAGCGTGGGCATCAAAGAGATTGGTTTTTGCTCCAAAGAACAAACCAGAAAAAATCCTAATTATCGCCAACAAATTGGATACGGCGGTGGAGATGGCAAACAAAGTCAGAACATTCACCGAGCAGTGGCCGTCATGGGTTGGTGTTACATTTTCTCAAGAAAAAAACTCACAAAGACATTTTAAGCTTACGAATAACTGCGAGGTTAAAGCCGTGGCGACATCAAAGGATGCGTTGAGGGGTTATACCCCAACCATACTGGTATTTGATGAAGCGGCGTATATTGAAGCGGATGGTGACTTCTGGGCGGCTTGTATGGCTTCACTTTCCACGGGTGGTAAGGTAATCGTTGTATCCACCCCAAATGGATATGACCCGATATATTATGAAATCTACGACCAAGCATTAAGGAATTTTAATGATTTCAAAATTACGGAAATGTTTTGGTATAGAGACCCTCGTTATACCAAAGACTTATATATGGTTAAAACCAAGGATTTGGTTCATTACCTTCTCAATAAAGAGGAATATAAGAATACCGATATATTAGATTTATCAAGTGAAAACCCATACGAACGCGATCACTCAAAGGTCACTGAACTTATAGGTCAAGGGTATAAGCCATGTTCTTCTTGGTTTGAAGGTATGGTTAAGAAATTGAAATATGACAGACGTAAGGTCGCACAGGAATTGGAATGTAACTTTCTTGGTTCCGGGGATAATGTATTTGACAGCGACCTTATGCAGAATATTGCCAAGAATCAACTCAGGGAACCAACAGCAAAAATGATGGGTGGTTCTTTATGGATATTTAAGGAGCCGGAGAATGGGCACAAGTATGTCATGGGGATTGATGTTTCTCGTGGGGATTCTGAGGACTTCTCATCTATAGAAATTATTGATTTTGATGAGATGGAGCAAGTTTTTGAATATGTTGGCAAGGTTCCGCCAGATGTTCTCGCAGAGATTGCGTATAAATGGGGTAGCATGTATAGCGCATTTTGTGTTATTGACTTAACCGGAGGAATGGGTGTATCAACATCAAGAAAACTCCAAGAAATGAATTATCAATACGGGTTTTATGTGGATGGCGTTGATACGACAAACAAATGGAAATATGACCCAAAGATAAATGAAAAAATCCCCGGGATTAACTTCAACAATAAAAGGGTTCAACTTATAGCATCATTTGAAGAAGCCGTTAGACACGGCTTCAAAATATATTCTTCTCGGTTATATAATGAAATGAATACATTTGTTTATATAAACGGACGACCTGATCACCAGAAAGGACATCACGATGATTGTATCATGGGAACGGCTATGGCAATTTATGTCGCGGAAAAATCATTTCAATCATTAGAAAAGGTCGTTAATCATACAAAAGCCATGCTTAATTCCTGGTCTTCTGTTATGAATGAAAATAAAAATACATCCGAATATTTTAATCCCATGATTCCACAAATGGGACGACAAAATCCAATCAATCAGGGGCCAACAAAACAAGATTATCAAAAATATGGATGGTTATTTGGTGCAAGATAAGTATTTATATTATCAAACATTTAAGTAAGATTATACCATGGCAGAAAATAATTTAACGGTTTGGCAAAGATTATCCAAAACACTAGGTCCTAATTCATTATTAAATCAGGACTATCCAACATTTAAGTTTGACAAAAAGGAATTACTCCGAACTCAAGATAAGCAAGAATACGAAAGAGAAAAGCTCCAAGCTCAACAAACTTTCTATTTAACATCTAACTGGCAAAAGGTTGAAAACAACCTTTATTCCCAAGCAATCTATTATGAACCGAACAGATTGTCGGCTCAATATGATTACGAATCGATGGAGTATACGCCCGAAATATCGGCGGCATTAGACATCTATTCCGAAGAATCAACAACACCAAATGAGGATGGGTTCATTTTACAAATATATTCTGAGTCAAAAAGGATAAAAGCAGTTCTTGCCGATTTATTTAATAATACGTTAGATATTAACACAAACCTACCCATGTGGACAAGAAACACTTGTAAGTATGGGGACAACTTTGTTTATTTGAAATTGGATCCAGAGAAAGGAATTGTGGGTTGTCAGCAATTACCAACGATAGAGATTGAGCGACATGAAATTGGAACTGAAGGTAAAATATCAATTGACATTACAAAAGAACTAGATAAGGATAAAAAAGCGTTACACTTCACTTGGAAAAACAAAAATATGGAGTTCCAATCTTGGGAGATCGCGCATTTCCGTTTATTGGGTGATGATAGAAAATTACCTTATGGAACTTCTATGCTTGAAAAAGCGAGAAGAATTTGGAAACAATTATTGTTGTCTGAGGATGCCATGTTGATTTATAGGACATCAAGGGCTCCAGAACGAAGAATGTTTAAGGTATTTGTGGGTAATATGAATGATGATGATGTTGAAGCATACGTTCAGCGTGTTGCCAACAAGTTTAAACGAGAACAAATTGTTGATAGTAAAAGCGGAAATGTTGATATGAGATTTAACCAGATGGCCGTGGATCAGGATTATTTTATTCCTGTTCGTGACCCAGCTGCTCCGGATCCAATAACAACTTTGCCAGGTGCGACAAACTTGTCCGAGATTGCGGATATTGAATATATTCAGAAAAAATTATTAACAGCTTTGAGAGTTCCAAAAGCATTTTTGGGATTTGAGGAAGTTGTGGGTGATGGAAAAAATTTATCATTACAAGATATACGATTTGCCAGAACAATTAACAGAATCCAAAAAAGCATGATCGCTGAAATGAATAAAATAGCAATCATACATTTGTTTTTGTTGGGATTTGAAGATGAATTGGCAAACTTTACATTAGGATTAACAAATCCATCCAAACAAGCTGATTTATTAATGATTGATGTTTGGAAAGAAAAAGTTGCGCTATATAAAGAACTTGTGATGGATCCGGGTAATGGAATTCAAGCAACATCTTCAACTTGGGCAAAGAAACATATTTTTGGATGGTCAGATGACGAAGTTAAATTAGACTTACAACAACAAAGAATTGAACGAGCCGTAGGTGAAGAATTAAAAGCAACTGCGACAGTAATAACCAAAACAGGAATCTTTGATAATATTGATAAGTTATACGGCTCCACATCAGGAGCAACACCGGCAGCTGGTGCAGAAACTTCACCAGGTGGTGAAGAAATATTTGGCGGCGGTGCGGCACCACTTCCACCACCACCAGGAGGAGGAGGTGAAGAGTTATTGGGTGGAGCACCACCACCACCTCCCGGTCCAGAAGCAGGTGGAGGACCAGAGTTGGCACCAGAACAAAAATTTCCTGACATGAATATTCTTGTTGAGAACAACTTTATTGAGGGGAAAAATATAATTGATTTGAACTCCGGACAACATTCTTTGTCTGAAATTGAAAAAGAACTTGATAAGTTATTAAATTCGTAATATTTATATGTAAAATATAAAAAATGACTTTTGGACAGATAAAATCAATTATAGAAAACAATTTGGTTCAATCTTATAATAATGAGAAAGAATTCAAAAAATTATTGAGAGAGTTTAAGTATTATGTATTGAATGATAAACCATTATCAAAATTATACGCTCTCTACGACCAATTAAGCACTCCGCAAAATTTGACTGAGGAAGAAGCAAAGGATTATTTAAATGAAGGGATTAGTTTGATTCAGGAGGTTGTCTCCGGAATTAAATTACCAAAAACAAATGGTGTTGTATCTAACCAATACAAAAATATTGACGCTTTGGTATATTCTTCATCCATTAATATTAAAGAACGAGTTGAAGCCAAAAAAAGTTTAATTAAAACTTTGATGTCTGAAAATAAAAAATCATCAACTAGTGTAGCACTACCAATAGAAACAATGGTTAAAATTGCCAACTCAACGTTAAATCAATATGTTGGTAATTTGGACGAAAACTCCAAAAAAGAATTTTTGAATTTAATTTCAGAGAACACAGATGTTTTGGAAACCGTATTTGTTGAAAAGAAAGAAGAAGCCCTTTCAAAATTAAATAAGATTTTGAAAAATGAATCTGACATACAGACAAAAGAAAAAATTACCGAAACAATAACAAAAATCGAAAACTCAACATTTGATCACCTTAATCTTGTTAAAATTAAGAACCTGGTTGAATCACTGTGAGTTTTTAACTTTTTGTGTGTAAATGGCTTTTTGTATTTGATTTCTTCTTTCTACTGATTTTTTTTCGTAATGTTTCTTCTGAAAGAGGATTTTATTTTGTTTTGTTTTAATAACTTTGGATTTGAGCGTTTTAAGGGCTCGCTCCAAACTTTCACCATTTTTAATTTCAACTATTAGCATACTTTACAATATTTGTTTTGTTATAGAAATACTTTGACTATTCATTTTTTTTTATATATATTTTTACAAAAAATAAACATTTTGTTATAAAAAGTTAATGAAGAAGGGAAAAAGTGTAAAGTTAAATTTGTATAGTTCAATCAAGACATCATATGGGACGGTAGATGCCAAAAATTTTAAGTCCTTGTTTTTGAACATACAATCGTGGGTGAGCCCAAAAAAAGAATATGAAAATTGGAGCCGAGTTGTGAGTAGTTTGAGAAGAGACATGATTTTAATTATAAATGAAAGTTTGGATCAAGAAATTTTTATGAAGGGGATAATTGTGGATTTGGATTTAAGATCGAGCGGAATTATGATGGGCAAGCGGTCCTTTTTTAATTTAGAAGTCACATTATACACAAACAATCCAATAGAATTCAAATCTCACGAAATACGAGAAGCAATTAAAAAAATCATTAAAAACATCTACAAATACAATATTATTCAAAACAAATATTTTGATTTTTCAGCAACTAAAAAAGAATTAATTGATAAAGTTTGAAACTAATATATTTATCTTAAAAAGATTAAATGAAAAATTTACGTATATTAGAAGCAAATGAACAAGGACACGGCATTTTAGTTGAAATGGATGCTGGATATATTTCTCCAAGTTATGAACCAAATGCCAAAGTATTGAAAGAAGCCGCAAATCATGATTATAGAAATCCATTTGAATTTTATGCGGTTCTCCAAAAATATAACACGCCCAATAGGAATGGTAGATTCTATCCTGAAAAAATATTAAAAAGAGAAGCGGAAAACTATAAAAACCTAATCAAGAAAGGATTATCAACATCTGAACTTAACCACCCAGAGTCCTCCTTAATTGATTTGGATAGAGTATCCCATATCATAACCGATATTTGGTGGGATGGTAATGTTCTCATGGGTAAATTAAAATTGCTTACTTCACCCGGCTTCCATGAGCGCGGAATTGTATCCTCAAAGGGAGATGTCGCAGCAAACCTAATGAGACAAGGTGTAACCATGGGTGTATCATCAAGAGGTGTCGGTTCCTTAAAGAAAGTCGGAGAAAGAAATGAAGTTCAAGATGATTTTGAACTTATATGTTTTGACTTGGTTTCATCACCATCAACTCCCGGAGCTTACCTATTTAGCAATCCAGAAGACAGACAAAAGTATGATGAAAACCTGGAAGAAGAAAAAAAATACAAAAACACAAGCACTGATTTTAGTAGCTCTATTGATTTAATGAAAAAATTAAACGACTTTTTGGGAAAATAATTTAATATGGATGAAAAGTATTTTGTAGCAAAAGTAACGTATGATTTACTAGACGACAACACCGGTAAAATTAAAAAAATACGTGAAGAGAAGTTAGTAAAGGGATATTCCGTCACAGATGTGGAAGCCAAAGTCACCGAAAGATATAAAGGGTTTTCACAAGAATGGCGAATAACTGCGGTGTCAGAAAGTAAAATAGATGAAGTTTTTGAATAAAAGGGGTTGATTTCAACCCCTTTTTTTTTATCCCAGATATTTATAAATGAATTAGAAAAATTGTTGCATTTATATAAAATGCGATTTTTTTTCATTTTCATAATATTTATTAGTTAAAATAAATAATTTTAATGCAAGACAACAAAAACTTAGTCGAAGAGGCACTTATTCAAATGCGAAATGTTGAACAAGCAATTGCCGAAAATGCAAAAGGAATACTTCGTTCTACTATGAAGGAAGAAATCTCACAATTAGTAAAAGAATCCCTTACCGAACAGGATGAAGAAGAGATGGGATTTGATGTAGATACTGAAGTTGATATGGATGATGAGGACATGAATATGGACGATGAAGACATGGATATGGATGTAGATAATGTAGAAATGGACTTCGATTCAGTAGATACTGACGAACCAATTGATCTTACTGACGCTTCTGACGAAGAAATTCTTAGAGTGTTCAAATCCATGGGAGAAGATGATGGCATTATAGTTAAAAAGGATGGTGAAGATATTCACTTATCTGACACAGATGCTGACGTTGAGTATTTATTAAAACTTGGCGAATCAACAGAAGAAGAAATGGACGAAGAATACGAAGAAGAAATGGACGAAGAATACGAAGAAGAAATGGACGAAGAATACGAAGAAGAAATGGATGAAGAATACGAAGAAGAAATGGACGAAGAAGATGAGTCTATTGATGATATTATTGACGCTATTTTTTCTGACAAAGGATCATCCGAAATTGACCTCGATTCTGAAGATGAAGAAGTTATGTATGAAATTGAAATGGATGACGAAGAAGAGGAGGATGAAGAAGAATTCGAACTTGATGAGTCATACAGTCCAAAAAAATCTACAATCAAACCAAAAGGAGTTGGTATGGGTTCAGCTAAAAAATTCTCTTACAAAAAACAAACTGGTGGATTTGACGAGAAAAAACCAGAAGCTTTCAAGGGTAAGGTTAAAGCAGTTGGAACCGGTAGTGTTAAAAAAAGTGTTTTTCCAAAAGGAGAGAATACAGATGGTAAACCAAAAATTGTGAAGAAAGAAACAAAAGAAGCATCACGCACATATGGGATGGGATCAAAAGAAGGTAGAGGGTTAAGAAAAGGTATAACACCAAATAGAAATATGACTTTCGAATCCTTAGATAGCGAAGTAAATGTATTAAGAAGTAAGAATGAAGAATACAGAAAAGCACTAAATGTTTTCAGAGAAAAACTAAATGAAGTTGCTGTATTCAATTCTAATCTTGCTTATGCCACTAGATTATTTACTGAGCATTCCACGACAAAAAAAGAAAAAATAAACATTTTGAGAAGGTTCGATAATGTTGATAGCTTGAAGGAATCAAAAAATTTATATAGAGCGATCAAAGATGAACTTTCTAACCCTAATGCACAATCAATTAATGAGAATGTTGAGAAGAAATTAATTAAAACAGTATCTACTGGTTCTTCAGCATCTTTAATTGAATCAAAGACATATGAAAACCCTCAATTTATGAGGATGAAAGATCTTATGTCAAAGATAGCATAAAAAAAAATAAAAACAAAAAAAACAAGAAAAAAATGGGAGCATTATTAGAATCAGGTCTTGTTGGTAACATCGGTCTTAAGCACTTGAAAGTTATCAAAGAAGACACAATTGGCAAGTGGGATAAATTAGGATTTCTTGAAGGACTTAAAGGTCACATGAGAGAAAACGTTGCCCAGTTGTATGAAAACCAAGCTTCGTACTTGATTAACGAAGCTGCAACTACATCAGACACAGGATCATTCGAAACTGTTGTATTTCCAATAGTAAGAAGAGTATTCTCTAAACTTTTGGCTAATGACATCGTATCGGTTCAAGCTATGAACTTACCAATTGGTAAATTGTTCTACTTTGTACCAAATATTCAAGCATATCAACCAGGTACATCTGAGCATTATCCACCTTATGGTGCGCCAGGTGGCCCGGCATCGCCAAATGAGGGTTATAACTATAATAATGGTAGAGACCTTTATGATAGATTTTATGAAGGTAATGAGCCAGCTTTGGATCCTCCTGGATTGTTTGATTACTCAAAAGGTCAATATTCTGCTATCACAGCAACTGTTACAACGGCAGCATGGAATAATACCACGTTAAATTTGGCACCTTACGGTTATAGCGCAACAACTGGTAACCCTGATTCAGTATTTAGAAAAGTATTAGTAATCATGTCAGGATTTGCTAACGCTGGTGCTGGTAAGTTAATTGGACCTGATGGTAACCCAATTGATAACGAATCATTTCTTTCTGATTTGACAATTTACGGTGTTGCCGGAAACATATACACATCAGCAAATGTAAATAATCCTTATTTGTTTAGAGTTGTAACTCAAAGATATGGAAAAGGTATTGTACAGTATGGTAACAACAACGATACATTAGTATTCCCAGACTCTAAAACTGGTGGTGGTCAATATGATAACATTTGTGACGTAAATGGACAAATTTATTTGGAAATTGACTTACAAGTTCCGGCAACTGTTGGAGCCAATTCACTTGATGGTTATTCTGGATCAACATTTACATCGACTACCTTAGCTGATGCTGCATTTACTGCAACATACAGAATTTACAAAGAATTGGAATTTGAAGATAAGATAGGTGAAGTTTCGTTTGATCTTATGTCAGTAACAGTTTCTGTAACTGAAAGAAAGTTAAGAGCTCAGTGGTCACCAGAAATGGCGCAGGACGTTGCAGCATTCCATAACATAGATGCAGAAGCTGAATTGACTGCGTTGTTGTCTGAACAAGTTGCTGCGGAAATCGATAGAGAAATTTTGAGAGACCTTAGAAAAGGTGCTGCTTGGAACTTGAGATGGGATTATAATGGTTGGAAGAGATTAGGATCAAACGCTGTTCCTTATACTCAGAAAGACTGGAACCAAACGTTGATTACAGCAATTAACCAAATTTCAGCTCAAATCCACAAATCAACTCTTAGAGGTGGTGCTAACTGGATTGTAGTTTCTTCTGAAATTAGTGCAATTTTTGACGACCTTGAATACTTCCACGTTTCAAATGCTGCCCCTGAGCAGGATCAATATAACATGGGTATTGAAAGAGTTGGAACATTAGCAGGTAGATATCAGGTTTATAGAGACCCTTACTTCCCAGCTAACCAAGTGTTGTTGGGTCATAAAGGAACTTCTTTGCTTGACACAGGTTATATCTACGCACCGTATGTTCCATTACAACTTACACCAACTATGTATAACCCATTCAACTTTACACCAATCAAAGGTATCATGACAAGATATGCTAAGAAGATGGTAAACAACAGGTTCTATGGTAGAATTACAGTTGATGGAGTTAGAACATTTGACTTACAAGAATTGAGATAATATTTCTCAGAGATATTTACAAAGGGAGACAATTGTCTCCCTTTTTTTTTACTTACAACTAATATTTATATAAAAAAGATAAAGATCATGATAAAACAAAATTGGAATATTGATGATGAAGAAAGACGTAGGATTATAAATCTACATGAATCGGCATCAAAAAAACAATATTTATTTCTAGAACAACAAGTTACCCAACAACCAGAAGTTGAGAAAACTTTAACACCGAGGGAATTTGCTAAAAAATATGGATTGATGACTGATGAAAAGGGCGACCCAATTCAAGCTACTGATAAGATGACAATACAATTCAACTTTGCAAGTGGATTCTGGAGTAATAAAGCTAACAGTGCTGACGGCAGCACAACTATTGTGACACAGGTTACAAATGCGGTTCAAGAAGTTAGAGATTTTTTGAATAAATTTTTCATACCACAAATTACCCGAATAACTATTGCTTCGGGTGAGTCTGCGGTCCCCAACAAAGATAACGAAGCTCCAGGTAGCCCAAGATTAAATCCGGGTGAATTGGCGAAAAAAAGAAGCGCTACAATACAAGAACTTTTGACACAACAACTTCAATCAGTAGTTTCTGACGGTTTGGTTAAACAATTGCCAGAAATACAAATAGCGCAACCTGTAATTGGTTCTGCGACGGTAAGGAATAGTCCAGAAGCTATTGCGGAACAATTTGTGTCGGCAACAATTGAGGTTAAAGGGTTAACAAGATTTGAATGTGACTTCAACTTAAATATTGAAGTTAAATATATACCAGTAGGTTCTGATAATGACAAATATCATAATTGTAATGATGCGCAATTTACGTTATTATTAAATAACGTTCCAATTACATGTAATGAAACTGGAACAGATATTTTTAGTTTAAATAATTATCCTAGTGCTGGGGCAAGAAAACAAACTTTGACTGTTAGCCCTGAAAAAGCAAAACAAATACTAGGAACATCAGAAACGGTTGAGGTTGCATTTAAGTGTATGTCAGAAAAATGTCATGAAGCCCCACTTGTAATGTCTGTGTTTGATGACGGTAAAAAGATAAGTGGTCCTAGTTACATGGGGACAGCTAAAAATCGCGCAGATAGAATGGCTAAGGGTGATGTTAGGAAAGTTGCCACTATGGATAACTGCGGTAAGATTATTAAGATTGAGGATTTCTTTTCTCAACCTGATCCAGCAGCTACTGGGCAGACTGAGACAAATAAAGCAGTTGCTACAAATAAATAATAAAAGGGCGCATCAGCGCCCTTTTTTGTTTTAACCAATAATATCTTGCGATACAATTTTTTGATTCATAACCCTAAGAGCTTTTGATGCTAATTCAGACTCACTTAGCGATAATAATCCAGACTTATGTGCGTACTCAACGCACTGGGATAAAACGTAAAAAGATTGTTCTCGCGTTAAACCATCTATAAGATTATTTAAGTCGTCTGGTGTGTAATATAATATGCTATCAAATAAAGCGCCGATTGGTTCTTTCTGTTCCATAATTCTAGATATTTATATTAATAATAATTCTTTTATGGATAATATCAAAGCAACAATAAAAAAGATTCTTAAAGAAGCCACTTCTGCTGCCGTCTCAGGGAATTATAAGGTGCCAATAGTATTAGCACCCCAATCTTGGGAGAAAGATCAACTGGAGCCATTTATTGAGCCCGTGTATCAATATACGAATGCGGAGTTGGCGTATGAGGAAGCGGATGGTGATTTTAATGAAACTCCGGCAAAAAGAAAAAGTATTGAGACAAAAACTCGTAAGATGTCAAAAATTGTTAAAAATCTGAAAAAAAAGTATCAAGGGCAGAATGATGAGGAGGGATCTGCGATTAACCCAACTATGAATGGATTACCATTAAAGGAGGAGTTATTGAAGGAAGATTTGGCGGTTTGGTTTGGCACCAAGAAAAAACCAAAAGGGAGTAAGCAACCGAAGGGTCCGTGGGTTAATATTTGTAGTAGGGATAAGAATGGTAAGCATCCTCCGTGTGGAAGATCGGATGCGGATTCTAAATCATATCCAAAATGTCGTGCTGCTGGTGTTGCGGGTAAAATGTCAGATGCTCAAAAGAAAGCGGCTTGTGCTCAAAAAAGAAGGGCGGAAAAACAAAATCCAAAATCTGGAAAGGGAAATGCGCCAACGATGGTTAGTTATAAACCAAAGAAATGAATTATTTTAACGTAATCGTTTCGTATTCGCACTGCCAACCTTTATAATAATTTATTTCTTTTTTTGCTAATCTTTGTAAAGCACTATCATTTAGATTATTTTGTTTACAAAATGAGCGCAGAGAAAATAATTTATATTTGACATTTTCTGGCGATATTAAATGATAAACTCTTTTTTGGATTGTTTCACCCTTAGTCCTATTTAATACTATAACTCCCTTTTGAATATTTCTTTTACTCTTTTTTCGTATAGCATTCACATTTTTGACGCCCAAATCGTTTTGTCTAAAAAATTCGTTAATATTTTTTGTTGTGTATGAGTTTAGTGTTTCATCATATACCACATACTCGTCTCTATCGTCTGACTGGTCTAATTTTATTTTTAATTTTTCGTATTCATCATTTTTACCTATGTGATTTTTATGATTGTTGTTTAGCAATTCAATAAAATCATTCCAAGTCTCTAAATCAGATTCATTTCTACCAATATTAGCAGCATAACAGGATAATACAATATTATCTTTAACGTACCCCTTATTTCTATCTAATCTATCAATAGATGGTTGTTGCGGATGTTTATTAGTTAGTGACGGCTTCAAAGGAATTTTATACCAATAACACAGACCGTTTTGTTTTTCATACAAATTTAAAATATCCACCACTTCTAAATTATTCTCAATTTTCCTTCCTTTTGTATAATTTAATAGAACATTAGCCCACAACCTTATTTTTCGTTCTTGGTATTTTAATTTTTCCCTACTATTAAATTCTTCTGAAGACCTTCTGTTTTTTTTATAAATCCTACCGGACTGTAAAAAACACGTTTTACATTTTGCGCCCTTATGTGACGCATAAAATTCAGTGAGTGCTTTTTCCTCACCACAAAAATTACATTTTTTTAGTGTATCCATATAATATAAATATATTATATACGGATAAAGTTGCTATGTTTGTAAATTATTTTTTAGTCCATTTACCACCTTGACTATTATATCTTTTGACTGCCGCACCGTTACAATATGCGCTTGGGCACACATCATATCTTAATCTCGCCCAAGCTAATGCTTGTTTCCATAATTTAGGATTTGTGGCTGTATTTTTTTTCTTTTTTTCAGTTAATTCTTCACCTTCATTCATTTCATCATAATCACCTTCCTCATTTTTTTCATTCATAATAAAATCAAAAACCTGATCCATATTCACTTTTGCTTCCGCGATATGGTCATCAGCCCAATCATGACCGTTTGATAATATTTCATCAATCATGGTATGATCCATCTCGAGCAACATTTCGCACTGTCGTTTGATTTGCTCTAGGTTACTAAAGAACATATAATTTGCGGTTTCTTGTTCTTTTAATACTTTTTTCACCAATCTGGTGATGTCGCTTTCTTTTAATTTGATTGTTCTCATTTTGTATTTACGATTTCAAAGGTTAATTCTCTTTTATAAGTATCTTTCTCTCCTGAAGTATTCACTTGCATATCAACATAATATTGATTTGGCACCTTATCTCTCATATCAAATATGAAATAATATTGATTTGGTGTTCGGTTGAGCGGCGTCCAATCTTGAACCAGAACTTCTGTTGTTCCTTCTTTCACATAAACTCTATAAAATCCAGATACATCCAGGAGCATATTTTGTGCTGTATATGCTTTTTTAATTGTAACCCCAACCTTCCTTATGTCGGTGTTAAGAATTTTTTCATTTTGTTTTATTCCATAGAAGTCAAAACCAAACTTTTGTGGTTCTTGTGATGTTGAACCAATCTGTATGCCGGCGCTTAATTGCTGGAGGATAAATTGGTTTTCAACATTTGGAACGCTTTGTCCGTTAATATATAAGTTTTCCCATATATCGTAGAATGTGCATGGGGTTGGTGAGCCGGTGAAACCATTTGGAACCACAACCTCATAAACACCTTTTGTTTTTAAACATGTGGTTAAAGCGGTCATTCCCGGAACTATTGTTCCATTTCTATCTTGGATTTGAACGGTTGGGGGATTGTCCAGATTAACGAAGTCCCCATTCTGATATATGTATAGATAAAGTTTGTTTTCTTGGTTTTTCAAGAACTGGTTTCTATCATCTTGGATTAGGTCGTCGTAGGTTGTTTGTAGGAATGGTTCGTAGAATGTTTGCGTATGTCGTGTGAAGAAAGCAACGCTATAACTATCAGTTAAACCTGATATGTTTTCAATTTCTGGGACATAAGCAAGACCCCAACCTGTGACGCCAGTTAATGTTCCATTTATAATGGAATTAATCTCATTTGTCATATCCATATCTAGGTCTTCATTTCCCAATTCAAAGTGTTGCGTCGCCACGATTGTTAAACCAGAATAATTAACCAACCCTTCGTTTTTGTTGTTATATATTCCGGGCTCAGACCAATCAGATACGGTGGTTGTTTTATACCAGTTTGATGGGCGTGTTGAGAACGCCCTGCTATCAACGTAAGTATATGGGGATATTCCCCCGTATGCGCTGTTCTTTGTTAGATTGAAGTCATTAAAGTCAAATCCAACACCTTCATCCCATTCTTGAATGTTTCCGGTGTTGCCAGATGTTTGCGGGATGCGGAAAAGAATTAAATCAAATGATGTTGCCCTTCTTCTTGAATTTGTCATGAAGGTGTTAAGCAATTCATTATCAAAAGATGATGTGTTTGTCATCTTTAATGTGTGGGTCATTCCTGTTGTGCAACCTGTTGATATAACACCGGTGTCTATGCTTTCCAGAAGTAAGGATAAATCAATATCAAATATAAATCTTGTATAACCATAATTCGGCACAATAAAATCGGAACTGCCAAAATTTAGCTCAAGCACGGGGTTTCTTCCCGTGTTGATGTCCGTATTTGATATGATTGTGTTATTTTTATTAAAATACGATCTTAAAATGGACATGTCATTTTTTAATAATAAATATCAATTAAGTCTGATATTCTTATTTAACATGGTGTTTGTCGCATTTTGCATGGCATTTTTTAATGTTGAAAGTTGCATATTTGACCTTGTTGTTGGAAGTGGGGCTCGCCCTGGGAATGGATGAACGTGAGTTATTAAAAACTCAACAATCAAATTTAATATTTCAATCAATTCTTCCCCTCTTACAAAACTGGATGTGTTTGGTAATATTTCATTCGCGAATTGTTCTTCCGTGATGCCATATAACGTTCTATCAAAATTAATTTTTTTCTTTCCCGGAATTGATGTCAAATGCGATAAGAAATATAATTTGTCAGCACCAAGCGCCCCAATCGTTGTGCTGATAGGATTTACTTGTGATTGCGGTTCCACTTTTGTTTGAATATCGATTGGGGTTCCAACCTGACCTTGCTTATAAATCAAACCATATCCACCCTCAATTCCGGAATATAATTTAACGTTTTGATATATTTGTGCGAGGTTTGCTTGTGCAAGTCCATCTGAAAATCCGTTAATCGGTGGAATTTGTGGTGGCACCCCATCCTGAATATCTTGTAAGGTTGGAATCAACACATACCCCAACCCCAGTTCTTCAACTTGTTCCATAACATTTGTTAATACAATTGTATATAACTGCGGAATCTCGGAACAGTTCCCAATTGCTTGTTCGCTTATAACCACCTGGGATGTTGTTAAATTCTGAACCGTAATTGTTATTGAGCACCCATCCGCGTTTTCTACAAGCGACCCCTGACATTCATAATCAGAGTTTATCGCTGGAATTGGAATTGGTTGCGAGGACATCAATTCATAATCCGTGGTTAATGGACGATAAAATATTGGAAACTTTTGATTGTTCGGAAACAAAATATTTCCCTCGTCATCAACATTTTTGTCATTACAGGTTTTCAAAAAATTGTTAATGAAATTTGAAACCTCGGTTATTGTCAAATTGGTAAAATCTTTCATAACAACCAAAGTCTTCAAGTTCTGCGGAACAGCACTGCTGACAGTAAGATTGTTTGATGCCGTCACATTATTCGCTTTAAGCTGATATAAAAAGATATAACCATTAAACTTATTGTTGGCGTTTTCTGGGTTTGTTATATGGTATTCAACCAGATACTTAACCGGAAACACAACCTCATTTACGTAAGTGTATTTTTTGCTTTTTAAGTTTGATGTTTCCCGATTGAACTTTGACAATTGGAAAAATCCTCGCAAATCATTTGCGCCAGGAATAACATTTGGATACAAATTGTTTCCCTTAAACTTTCCCGCTCTAATTAAAACATCGTTTTCTTTGACAATCACATCCGCACTTCCACGACCAAGCAAAGCATTATCTCCCGGTTCCGGAAAAACTCCTTTATGCTTTTCCTTATCCGTATATGTCCCATCAAGATTTTTTAATGGCTTTGGATTTTTGATTTGAATTCCAGTTCCGGTGAATTTATTCCCACCTTGATAATATTGGAAATTCGTTGAAGTTGGGGAATAAAATGTGCTTTGAACATAATATTGGTTAATGAATGGAACATCGGATGTTAGATACATCACCAACACCATTTCATCTACCTTTGGTGTTTGATAAACATAATAAGGTAATAATGGTTGAAATACAAAAGGGTCTCGCTCCGTCCATATATCGGTTTGTTCGTTCCATGGTGGATCTGAGATTGATTTTAATATGTCATCATAATTATCAATTAACCTTCTTCCTCTGACCCTACCCAACATTAATGGGTCGTCAATATTGAGAACTTGGCACTGATAAAATAATTGTTGGCTCATTTACTCCTTTTTTCGTATTCGTTCAATATTTTATTATACAAAGCTTCCACATTATCTAAATGATAACTCAAATCAATTATTGAATTTTTTGTTTCATCAAATTCGGTTGAAAGTTTATCCATCAAACTTATTAATTTATTATTTGGCAGATTTACCAAATCTTTTACTTCTTCCAGAATTATTTCAATATCTTGTTTTGTCATTTTCCAGTCACTTTAACTAATCCACCTACGACGGGAGGAGTAAGTCCCACCGCTTGGATTTTACCATTTGCGGTTTCTTCTTCATCCATACCTTTTGTTACGGCGTAGGTATATAATGCCATAAGGTTTGGCGAACCTCCGGGTAGAGGGCCGGTTTCCAATCCGAATGACTGCATGGTTTTTATAATATTGATTGTTGCCCTTTCTGGCGAATACCCTGGCAAGAACTCTGCCAAAAACAATAAAGGTTCGGGTATTCTAACTTGAGCCGCCAAACTACTTCCTCCGTTAATTAAATTCAATAAGTTTTGAATGCTACTCAACAAACTTTTACATTTTCTGGCATCATCCAAAAGCACCAAAGATTGCGCGACAATAGCGGCAACTTGAACCAATCTGGTTATAATTTTTTGATTTTTTAATCTCGTGGATTTATTAACATCACCAATAACCGTGGTCATCAATCTAATAATATCACGCTTCAATAAATCAAAAAGCGTTTTCAAGAAAATAGAATTTATTTCTGAAATCACCTCAATACTAAACGACCTAAATTGTTTCAAGAAATCAACCCCATCATTTACAACATTTACCGCCTGACCGGAAAGATTGCCCGCTGAATTTGTAAAAGCATTTGCGTTTGCCGTTTGGTTATTAACATTATTGACGGTATTATTATAGTTCAAACTTGCTTGATTTTGAACTACCGCCAGCAAAGCATAAATCGGCAATAAAACCTTTGGCGTCAATATAGCCGAAGCAACAGCAATCGGCATCTGCTTAATTACATTTTTATTAACCGACACATCCAAACCAAGTCCATCCGTAATTTCCTTACGCCAAATGTCGTTGTTTAACACAGCGTCAATTACATCTTGAACACCTTGGACGTTTTCACTATCAGTATTTCCAGTTAATTTATCCCTAAACGTAATCAATTCATCAATAACAACTTTTGAATTGACTGGCAATTTTACATTACCACAATCCTCAAATTGCGCAATACCCTGCTGGATATTAGCAATCGCAATATCAATCTTTCTTAAATCAATATCCGTAAATTCAAAAAAAGAATCATCAACACCATCCAACTCCGCAATTTTGGAAATGCCGCTTACATCAATTTCAGCACGACTATCAAAACATAAACCCAATATCCTTTGAACTATTAACCCAAAAGCCGTTTGATTGGTAATCTCCGCAGTGCTTCTTTGGGCTTGCATACTAATAGCTCCCGTAAGCAAATTCGCGACCTGAGCGCCAATTAAAACCGGATCCACCAATTTTATCGTGGAATAATAATCCCTAACATAATTTGCGATTGTATTTAACTTTGTTCCATTTTGTTGCTCCCTATCAATCAAAGCCACTCGGAAATAATTTCCCTGTGTAACTCCATTTGTATCCGTGTATTGTATGTCAAATAATGGTTGCGTTGATTCACCCTGGTAATTGCGACCAAAAATTTCAGCATATGACCTACCAGCATTATTCTCCGTCATCAAAACGTTTAACGTTTTATTCATGGGGAATTTTAATCTACCACCATAAGGGACAAAATTACTATCAGCAGCCGGTGTTTCCTTTTCATAAAAAAACTTTCCATAATTAGAATCCAAAGTTTGTTTAAGATTTCCAAAAAAATCTAATGACTCAATAGGAATGTATATACCTTCAGACACCGGACGCTGGGGCAACGGCATTATTTGTAAATCTTCAGCGGATAAAGCAAATCCGTCAAAAGTTTGTTCTTGAGAGCACCCCAAAATTCTAATAGTCTGTTTTGCCAAAATATTTTGAATTTCAGGTTCTATTTTTGTTGCGGTCTCAATAATTTTTTTTCGGAGATATTGTAGGGTTTGTGGTCCAGTCCCACTTGTTAATCCCAAATAATTTAACAGGTTGTCCATGGATGAAAGATTATCTCTTTGATATCTTTTTACATCCTGAGTTATTTTGTTTAATTGTTGGGATAGATTATCAACAGATTGACTTAAAGAATTTCCTTCAGTTCTTTGCGCTTCTTTTGCCGCAGCAGAAGTTGCGTTATAATCTTTGATGGCTTTTATTTGCTCTTCAATAGATTTGGAAGCTTGGGAAATATCTATTGATTGCATTTTATTTCATTTTATAAACTTCTTCTGTGTTATTCACATCTTTATTTATTAGATTTTGAATTAAATCATCATCTAAATCAGCCATAGAAAAAGTTTCTTGGGTGTTATTTGATTTCTCCCAAATACTAGATTGCAATTTGGATAATCCCAATTTTTTGTCAACACAGTCGTTGACGATTTTTTGTTGTTTTTCAATAACAGGACCGATAGTTTTCATATCATCTGGGTCCTTGAGCATAGAAAGCATTTTATTTTGAATTCTAATTGCCGTTTGTCTTTGCTCAACTAGTTCATTATATATCTCTTGCATAAGAGATAATATGGACTCTTTTGTAAAATCTATTTCTTTTCTTTGTGGTCTTGGCATACTAATAAATATTATTGTTTAGTTTTTCATCTTATACTGAATAACTAAATATAGTTTTTTGAACTTTTTGATTGAACTTCTAATTTCTTTTGTACTCAAATTAGTCATCTCACGAAGAAAAAGTAATATGACATTTTTATTAAATTTGTTATTATCTGCGCTAGAAAATATTGTTTCATAATTGTCAAACAAATCAACCAAAGCATAACCCAACTTTTTCTCGTTTTCGTTGAGTGATTCTAATTCAATGTATTCTTTCAATTCCGCCAAATAACTTAAAATGACTATATTAGGATCAACGTTTTCTTCATCAATCCTATAAATCATATCCGGGCGTTCTTCAAGCGATGAAGAAATATCTTCGTATGATATTTTTCTATTTGTTTCCTTCTGGTCTTTAATAATTTGACCCATAAGGTAATTTTTACAAATAGTTCCAAAGTAAGAGTAAGCTTTCTTGTTTTTTGATGGTTTAAATTTATCAACTTTTGTCATCAAGAAAGAATGTGTGTCTGTATGAATTTCAGTAAAATCCATATCTTTCCGATATAACTTATATCGTCTTATGATTGAGGAAATCATTTTATCAAGAGGACCTCTTAGAAATTCATTATAAATTAAATTTTTTTCTTCAAAGGATTCTGCAATTAAAAAACTTCTTACAGCATCTTCTTCTCTTACATCGAAATAATTTTCTTTAATTGATTTTCTACCTCTCTTTTTTGACACCCCATTTTCTGTATTTCCAGACTGGGTTTCGAGCATTTATGATTCAATATCTCCATACGTTATGGCTCTATCGTCCTTAAAGAAATATTCTTTCTTTGCGCTTTGAATCCAGAATTTAACTTCATCTTCTAGCATTTTTGCATCGCCATGTTTGTAATTCCAAAATATAGAACCCTCCCTAAGGTTAGTATGTTTATACCCAAGTTTTGGTATTGTCATAACTGGAATAGAATTATACGTGACCCTCAATAAGAATTCATAAACAAACGTCAACTTTATTGATGGTTTAAATCCACCATAAGATTCAAACACACTTTTCTTGATTACAGAACCAGCTGTCTGAAAATTTTGATAATCTTGTAATGTATCATTAGTTAAAAAACCGATTTCCTGAGAAAAATTCGCAGCAAAAACGGCTTCATTTGTAAAACCAACAAAAGCAGATTTGTCATCAGTTTCAACCACAACTGGTAAAAACATCTCAACATTTGAATATGCTTCAATATGTTTTTTAACATTTTTGAACCATATTGTTGAATATTCATCATCAAACTCAAAAATGGAAATCCATTTCGATGAAGCATTCTCCACACCAAAATTGAGTTGAGAACAATAATTTGGTTCTTTATCCCAAATAATTTTCTTTACATTTAATTCTCCAAAATCATAGTTTTCCAAATATTCAACTAACGAACTTTCATTACTACTAACAATAACGAGTTCATTAACCTGCGTAATTTGATTTTGAATTGATTGTATTGCTTTGTTAAAATATTCTTCAAAGTCCTTAGCTTTTGAAGATTTAATAGGTAATATTACTGAGACGTCAACTTTATTTTCCATATCAATTTTCTGTTTTGTTTATTTGACTTTCGAACGCATCTGCTCGTTGATTCAAATAGGTTTCAAATAGTTTAGTAACTTCATTTTTGAAACCACTTTCATTTTTATAAATTTTAGCAGTTTCTTCCATAGCATTATATAGTTTATCACTTATAGCATCTTCTAACCAATTTTGAATAAAATCAGCAATAACATCCACAATTGAAATTTTATTATCAACCCAAATACCATTATCTTCATTCATCCAGTTTGGCGGTAAATTTGGTATTTTACCAATAACCGGAACTGCCGACGCCATAGCTTCAAGCGGAAAAGTCCCAAACGCGGAATCATCATCAATCCAAACACTCAAAAAACAATCCCTCAACGACTTAGCAAATTCTACTTCGGATAATCCTCTCATATCTCTGAAAGTAAACCAGCGATATTGTGGATATTTCAAATAAAATGCTTTGATAATATTAATCGTGTCTGAATGTTCCTTAGTGTGAACACCTATGATTGGCATAGGGGGAACATTCTTTGGCTGAAATACATCACTAATGTATGGTTCAATAATATCAAACGTCGCTTGTCTCATTATTGAACTAATATATTCTTTTTGTTTTTCAGTTGTTGTAATACACTTATAAAACCCATAGTTAGACCAACTTTGACCTGGTTGTAGTGTTTCCATCATATAAGAATATGATTGAGTTAAAACAACTTTTGCGCATGGCAATTGTTTAACTTGTTCCATGACATACCCAAATATTTCTGGAACCACAATAAAATCCTCCGGAGCAACTTCCAAGTTTTGATTTTCAATCGCTTTATGTGGTATTTCCATATACTTCTCATCTAACCATTCGGAAACTCCGGTATAATCATTTTTTTCATGAAGAATTATTGGATTAAACCCATTATCAAATAATGTTCTTGCCATTTGATAAATGAACCGGACAGATGCTTTCGCATTTCCTTTTGTGTCTTGAACCAAGAAATATATCTTGGATTTTTTATCTCGTAAGTTGGAAATCGATAATTTTACTTTTTCTTGTAAATTTTCCATATTAATAATGATTAATCAATTTTTTATTCAGCAAACTATTGAAAGCAATTTTGAATGGTATGGATAATTTATTCTCCATCTTCATCCCTAATCTTTCATCCATCATAACGTCATTCTCAGTCAAAACCGTGTCTAATAACATTTTAACTAATTCAAACTTCACCAAGTTAATTTTTGTTTCTGTATCACCGGATTCTATAAAAAAATCACCATCCATTTCCAAATATCTTTCAACCTCATCCAGGTCAATAAAATAATTTTCATTTAATACATTAATCATACAATTCTTTAATTTTTTCTCTCAACTCTTTTATTAATGATACTTCGTGGCCAACAGATATTGTATCATTATATAAAGTATTATATTTTATAAGCACTTTATTTGTTGGATTTGATAATAATAGTTTAGGATTGGCAGTAAGTAAAACATCTATTGAATCCCATAATGAATCTATTGTTGATTCGCTATAAAATTTTACATTTTCAATCAAACATCCAAACTTAGATAAGAAAAATAAGGTCGCTGGTTTTGACTTTCCAATTTCATCAGAGACAATATAAAAGTCGTGATTGTCTCTAAAATCCAAATATATATCATTCAATTCTTGAATACTTGAATTCTCCACGGATCCAGCATGCCCGAAGATTTCCATAGTATGTTCTCTATATAGAAAATCATATAAATCATCATTATTTTCAAACGATAAATGTTTAGTTAATTCCAAACTAGTAACATCAGAAAACACCTCTCGTTTGAACGTGTTTTCGTCCTCATCTAAAAATGGATTGTCTATATACCATTTTTCATACTCCTGCTGGATTTTTTTCAGTGTATTCCTCAACACACCATTTACATCTATACCGATTCTCATTCTTCATATTTTTTCAATATTCTGGATATTATCGGATTTCTAACAACATCTTCTGGCTTGAATTCAAATGTGGCAATTTCTTCCATATTAGTGAACTTGTGTAATGCATCCCAGAGTCCAGTATGTGTTTTGTCTTTATGTCTATCAAACTGCTCCAAATCCCCAGATATGAAGAATTTAGAGTTAAACCCAATCCTTGTAAGCAACAACTTCATTTGGCTTGGTGTTGAGTTTTGCGCTTCCTCAAATATCAATATTGAATTATCAATATTCATACCTCTCATGTATGCCAAAGCAAAAACTTCAATCGCTTCAATTTCTTTTAATTTTTCTCTAACATCTTTTCCAATAATCTTATTCAACAGGTAATAAGATGGAAAGATATACGGATCAAGTTTTTCCTCAACCCCACCTGGTAAACTACCTAGTTTTTCCTCAGCTTCAACTGCGGGACGAACAATAATTATTTTTTCAAATGGTGTTTCAGGGTCAGATAAAAGAT